TGGCGCAAGACGCAGCATCTCAGCAGCTTCGGCAGGCGCAGCTTGCCGGCGGTTTGTCGCAAGGTATCGCCGGCCTTGGTCAGCTTGGTCAGCAAATGGGTACACAGGATATCAACACACTACTTGGTATCGGTGGCCTGCAACAGCAGCAAGCACAGCAAGGTCTGAATGTTGCACAAGCGAACCAACTGGCACAGCAGCAGCTTCCGTTCCAGCAGCTTGGCTTCTTGGGCGACATCTTCCGTGGCGTCCCGGCACTGCAACAACAAACTACCCAGACCTATACACCTCCGCCAAGCATGCTGTCTCAGGGCATCGGCCTACTTGGCGCAGGCTTGTACGGCGGGTTGTTCAATTCGTAGGACAGTGGCATATGATGCGTAATCCTCTTGATCGTCGAATGTTTGCTAACCCGCAGCAGCGCCGTAGTGCAGCGCGGGGGCCACGAGGGATCTTGGCCTCCGGTCCACGGATCATGCAGGCTGCTATGGAACAGGAACCTGTTCGTCGTCAGACGGGCGGCTATCAAGGTCCGGCAACCGGGCTGGGCATGTCCGGGTTTACAGACCTTTTGAATCAATACGTGCTTGGCCCCAACATGCAGATTGGCGGCTCACCGTCCACGGACGAGTCCGTGTCTTCTCCGGCAGCGTCCGGAGCAGTGGTGCCCAAGCCGACTCCGAAACCGCAACCGGCACCCGGTGCCGGAACTTCGGAGTTCCCTGATCCGGATGTGCCATCAACGCAACCGGGTGACGTGAACTTCGGCCCTGAACTTATCGGCGGTGCGCCTTACCCGCAGCCTGGTGCCGTTGACTCTGCAACAGGTAGCATCATAGAACCTACTCCGCCTGCGGCAGATGATACGCGGGAGGATAAGCCGAAAAGTGTCTTTGACGAACTGAAGCAGATACTGGAGACCACCACTCCCGAGGGCAAGAAGAAAGCCACAAGCGAGTATGTGGGCGAGGCGAAGAAACTTCTGGAAGAGTATGGCATTGAGGCGCCCGACCTGAAGAGTCGCCGCGATCTTCGTATCATGGAGTTCTTCCTGAACATGGCTGCGGGTCAGTCGCCTTATGCGTTGACCAACATTGGGACGGCGGCAAAAGAAGCCTTCCGTGGCTACGGTGATGATGTTCGCGAGGTAGAGTCTGCCGAGCAGAAGCTCAAGCTGGCCGGTCTTGAGATGGGTATGGCTGAAGAGGCACGGGACGAAGCTGCCGCGCAAGCACTGCTCCTCAAGAAGTACGACATCGCCGCCGACCTGTTCGAGAAGATCAACGACCTGCCGGACAAGTCGCAGCAGATCAAGGTGCTTATGGAAACTTACGATGTGCCCCAAGAGGATGCGATCAAAATGGTGTACCCCGGCAAGACTAGCACTCCGCAGGGTTACGAAATTCGTCGGGATGACTTTATCCAAATGGGCCATAGTCCTACTGTTGCAGCTTACCTGTCGGCGGGCGGAGCAACATTACTGGCCTCTCTTGCAGAAGGCAGTCCACTAGGTGATCAGATCGCGGCGGCTGCGGTTGCCGGAGGAGGAAGCCTGACGCCGCAAGATGCAAAAATCCTTGGGATACAAACTACTTCTGTAGGAAACTAGCCCGATGGCTAGAATCATCCAGCACAACGGGAAGTTCATCGAAGTTCCCGACGATATGACAGACGAGGAGGCTCGTCGCCGCGCCGATGCGATGGCGGGTTCAGGAGAAGAAAAGCTCGTCGCTCGTGATCGTATCGTCGATCCTTCTGTAGAATCAGAGGGCAGCCTCCAAGAGTTTGCCGAAGGTCTGGGGTCTGGTGTCACCAAGGCGGTGCAAGGTGTCGCCGAACTCGGTGGCATCGCCATTGACTCCGTGTTCGACACCAACACAACTCGTGCTATCAGCCAAGCTGGAGACGATGTCCGTGAAGCTCTCGGACTCGATCCTGTCGGAATCGCTGGCACCATTGGTGATGTAACAGGACAGTTCTTGCTGCCAGGCGGTGTGGGTGTCGCCGCAGTCTCTAAGATTTCCAAGCTCGGCAAGCTGGAGAAAGCCATCCGTCAGCAGGGCCGTGGCCGTGTCGCTGCCGCAGGCCCAATGCCGGCAAGACTAACACGAGGACAAACAGCAAAGCTGCGGGCACAGCAAGCCGGGGCCGCGCTGCTTGTAGACGCAGCCGTCGCTGACGACGGTGTCACCACCATCGGTGATTTCGTTGACGGTGGGCCGACAATGACCGAGAAGGATGTTGGTCTTAGCGGCAGACTCGAAGCTGGCCGCAGGTTTCGTAACAAGATCCGACTCGGCGCAGAAGCCGGTGCACTGGCAGCGACATTTCCCTATCTACTCAGCACGACAGCACTGGTTGCAAAACCCGGACTAATGTTGACCGGCGAGGTTCTGGCACCGGTAGCATCAGGAACTCGTGGTGCACTGCAAAAGATTGCCGAAGCGACAGGCAACAGTGCGGCAGCGCAATACATTGGTAACATGACGGTGCCACGTGCGATCACCCGTCGTGCGGCCACGGATCCGGATACAACGATCTCGGATGTATACGAGGGGGTCAAAGCCCGCCTTCGCTTCCGTGGTAATCTTACGACCGAGGCTGCTGAACGCCGGTCCGCGATCCAGGGTTTCATCGACTCGCAGGCCAACAACGCAGCGTACACGATCCGGCAGCTTGAAAAAGAGACAAACAAGATCTTCAAGGGTGCGGACACCGTAAACCTGCAAGGGTTCGGAGAACTTAGCCGCGTTGAAGTTATGAACTCGATCTACGGATTCCTGACCAAGGATGCAAACTTCCTGAATAGTGCCGAGGTTCGCAGGGCCGCAATCCGGCGGGCAGCGCGAACAGGTGAAGCCTTTGATCCGAACAACGCCGACCACTTGATCGAAGCTATTCCAGAGTTTGCCCGTGCGTCTGTCTTGAAGATGCGCCAGCAGATTGACGACTTGTCCGCTCGTATCGTCAACAGTGACTACGGCACACAGAACGTATCGCAGTTGGTGCGGGACGAGATTACAGAAAACTTTGGCAAGTATCTCCGCCGCAAGTATCGCGTGTTCGACGACCCAGATGCGTACTTCCGTTCGGACGAGTACGTGCAAAATCGCCGTGAGGTTATCGCGTTCTTGCAGCAGAACCCCAACACTGCACGAAACCTGTACAACAAGATTGTCAGCGAAGCAGACCTTGGCAACCAGCTTGCCGCCGACGCACCCGTGACACAGCGCGTGATCAACGATGTGGTTGACACATTTGTGAACCGCTATCGTACTCGTGTCGGCTTCCTTGACAACAGCGAGACGTTGTCCCGGACTGCGAAGCAGAAGATGAGCCGAGACATGTTCCGTCAGCGCCGCCTCGAAGAGGACGTGCTGAAGAAGCTGCTTGGCGAAGTCACAGATCCTGTCGAAGCCTACGTTCGGACGGTGGGAGATCTTGCGGAAACTGTGGCGCTCGATGATTTCTACGGATTCCTGCGGCAGGGCCGGGGGCAAATCATCGACGGTGCTCGTGTTGGTGGTGACGACATCATCGACGGTAACGTGTACGAAAGTTTGTCTCTTGCCAACAGGGCAGAATATATTGAATTAGTAGACAGTGGGTTCGGTTCATTGACTTCCGCCGGCAAGGAAGCAGGCAACGAAGTACGAACTTTCGCCCGCAAGCCCGTATACAATGACCTTACTCGGAACACAAAACAGTTTAGCCCGCTGTCGAACATGGCGATGAGTGCCTTCCTGCTCGGCAAGGGTTTCACTCAAAAGGTTAAGACTGTCTACAGCCCGATGACGCAGATTCGTAACGTCACCTCGGCGGCGCTTTTCGCTGCGGCACAGGGTAACGTGGGCCGGGGCGCGAATGTGTTCGAGTCCGTTTCGCTTGTTCTGGAAAACATCCGCAAATCTTCGCCCGAGGATCGGGCAGCATTCTTCCGTGAGTTGCAGGAACTTGGCGTTGTGGGTACGCAAGCACAGCTTCGCGAACTTGAAAGAACTATCGAGGATGGCCTGTCTCGTTTGTCCACCGACGAGGTCGATCAGTTTGGTGTTAACCTCGGACAGAAGAAGTCACGAGGCCGCGCCGGTCAGTTCTTGGGATCTATCGATAAACGCGCCAGGGATCTGTATCAGGGTGGGGACGACATCTGGAAGATCTACAACTTTGACTTCGAGCGTAGCAAGCTGGTCAATGCGTTTGGCGGAGACGTTGCCGCCGCAGAAGATTTCGCTCGGGCACAGGGTGCGAAGAGTCTTAACGCATACGCTGCCGACATTGTGAAGAACACCGTGCCAAACTACGAGCGGGTGCCGCAGTTCATCGAAGGGTTGCGCCGTCTGCCTGTTGGTAACTTCATCGCGTTTCCTGCCGAGATTGTTCGCACGTCCTTCAACACTTTGAACCGTGCCATCGACGAAGTGCAGATGGGTGCGCGGATGATCCAAGAGGGGCGGGCTGCGGGCGATCAAGCACTGATGCAGCAGGGCCGCAGTATGCGGGACATTGGTAAGCGGCGGCTCAACGGATTCGCTGCAACCACGATGGTGGCCGGTCCGGCTGTGCAAGAAACCGCGCTGTATCTAAACGATCTGTCACGAGATACGCTTGACGCACTACGTGAGATTGCACCTCCGTGGAGCAAAAACAGTACACTTGTTCCGACTTCTGTGGACAAGGATGGCAACATCACAGGTTACGTGGACTACAGCTTCACCAACCCGTATGACTATCTGCGTCGTCCGGTCATGGGTGTAATCAATGCGATCAACGACGGCAAGGAGCTTGACCTCGATGCCAGCAGCATAACGCTAAATGCGATGGGGCAGTTCCTGTCAGAGGTCGCCTCGCCCTTCGCCGAAGAGTCGATTATCTTCGAGCGTCTGTTGGATGTCACAGCACGTGGCGGTGTTACCAAGACAGGTAACAAGGTGTGGAACCCGGAGGATACTCCGGGTGAGGTGGGCTTCAAGTCTATGACGCACATCTTCGAGGCATTCCAGCCGACGATCATCACCGACTTTGCAAGCATCGCGCAGGTCTCGCCAACCACCGGTGACGTTGAGTTCATCGTGCCGGGGCGTCTTGGGGCCGCGCTGCTTGGGCCAGAAGGTCTCGACAAACGTGGTAATGTTCGCCAGCTTGAAGAAGAGATTCTTCGCTACTTCACTGGCATCGGCGAACAGAAGGTTACCCCGGAGTCATCGTTCCGTTACCGGACATACGCGCACAACGAATCTGCCGTGCAGGCACAGAGAAACTTCAACCGTCAGCTTCGTGCGTTTGGTCGTACCGTCGAGGATCCATCCGTCATCATCGAGAACTATCGTCAGGAAAACGAGCGTAAGTTCAAGGTGTACAATCGCGGCTTCAAGCTGATTCAGAACATGAAGAAGCTCGGCATGGACGAGAGAGAGATCCGTCGGGCTGCGAAAGAGTTTGGCTTCTCCGGATACAAAAAGATTCTTGCTGGCCGCTTTGATCCGGTGAACATCGACAGCGATATCATGAACGACATCACTGCGTTCTACCGTAGCGTAGGCCGTCAGTTTGACCGTCGAGGTTTGCAGCGCGAATTGAACCTGATCAAGCGTGACTATCAGCGCAGGCCACTGACTGCGGAAGGCGTTGAAGAGCGCAAGCGTCCGGTGTTCCGGATTGAAATGCCATCGTCAGAAACACAAACCTCCACGGCGACGACTCCTCCACCGGCGCCCGTGGATACGGGAGCCGTCGTTGACGCTTCAATTCCGACGGCTCCCGTACAACCTATGACGAATCAAGCCACGCAATCCACGATCCAGGATCCACGGACCAGGGAGTTGTTTGAACGACTGCGAGGGGCTGGATAATGTTTCGCTGGCTGCTACACTTACTACGCACACAGAACACGGGCGACATGAGTCAGCACCGTCTTCATACCACCCGGTATGAAGATCTCTGCATGTAGGGGGTGACAATGAATTTAGAACAGCTTCAACACGAGCTTGCCATCGACGAAGGATGCAAGCTCGAGATCTATCTCGACCATCTCGGATACAAAACCGTGGGTATCGGGCACCTAATTACCGAAGATGACGAACTTTACGGCTTCGAAGTAGGCACTACGGTCTCTCAGGAGCACGTCGATGAACTATTCTACGAGGACATTCAACGAACTGTACGAGATTGCGAATTATTGTACAGCGATTTCAATGACTTACCTGAAGAGGCACAATTATGCATTGCGAACATGTGCTTCCAACTCGGTCGGCCACGGCTCTCGAAGTTCCGAAAAATGAAAGCAGCGGTCGATAATCGGGACTGGGCCGAGGCCAGTCGCCAGATGTTGGACTCGAGGTGGGCTAAACAGACTCCGAATCGGGCGATGCGACTGGCTCATCGGATTCAGGAGTTGGGTGATACATAAGGTAGAACACACCGCAGTCCTTGCAGTGTAGATTCGAGACGATGAAGTAGTCCTGATCGTCTTCGACATCGTGGTCGCCGCCCCAGATTACATCACCGCCGCAGCCAAAACATTTGATATTCATCTCGATATATACCCCAACACTTTTTCTGCGGCCTTCCTAGCGGCCACCGCTTCTTTGAATGTCTTGTACGTTCCGAGTTCTGTGAACTTGCCTGCATGATAGATGTAGGCTCTCCACCTACGCTTCTTTTTTACCCAGTTCACACCCATGACACCGGAAGTATTGGTGCTAGGAAGTTTTCTATTTCTAGAATTTATTTGTGGCGTAACACACCGAAGGTTCTCGATGCGGTTGTTGCACCCATCTCCATCGATGTGATCGATTACATACCCTTCGGGGATATCACCGTGAACCAGCGACCAAATGATTCGGTGCTCATACCACACATACTTTGTTTTTTTGTCCTCACTTGTGTACCTCACTTGGCGCCTCGACCATTGGCTGTCCCTCAAACTGCCAGCCCTTTTTCCTCTTCGTAACCCTTCCTTCCAGAGTAGGACACCCGCTTCGTCGTCATATTCAAAAAGTTTTTCCCACAGCCTCATGAATCCTACCCCACCTCACCCCAGTTGTCGCCAAGCTCGGCGTCCACATCGAACGGCACCTTCAAGTCTGGTACACAATTCTTCATGATATCGACAATTTTCTCGGATTGTTCACGAGAGTTCACGCTAAAACACAATTCGTCATGCACAGTTAACATTGGCACCAGTCCTTCTTCATAACACGTCACCATCGCCTTCTTGGTCTGATCCGCACTTGACCCTTGAATCAGTCGGTTCAACGCCTTGTAGGTGAACGCACGACGGATCATGCCCCGGCCTCCGTACTCCTTCACTGCCTCTTCGAGGGGCAGCGCACGGTTATACCCGAACGCCTTCGGCTCCCATGTATCGAAGCGACACTTTCGGCCAAGCCATGTTCGGATCACACCCTTGTCCATCGCTTGGTTCATCGCCAGATCGGCCATGCCTTTCACGAACGGCACCTTGTCGTGATACCTGTGCAACAGTCCCTTGGCGTCCTCCTCGGTGATGTCGAGGGTGCCGGCCAGCTTCTTCCGGCCCATGCCGTACATGATGCCAAGGTTCACAGTCTTGGCTTCCTTGCGTGACACACCTGCCATGTCTGCCACCATTTGGTGGAAGTCAGCATTGCCTTCGTGGTACATTCGCACCACATCATCAATCTGTGGATCCCGCCGGGCGCCGGTCAGCGTGGCGCAATAGTGTGCCAGCCACCGTGGCTCCTGTGATGCGTAGTCAAAGCTGCCCCACTTCTCTCCATCCTCCGGGATGAAGAGACCCCGGATCATCTTTTTGATTTCGGGGTCACGGGCCGGGATTTGTTGGAGGTTGGGGTTGGACGAAGAAAATCGTCCGGTGACTGTGCCCCCTTCATCTGAACGAAGAGGGTGAAAATCACAATGGATACGACCGTTATGAGAATGTTCAAGAATTGTTTCAATGAAGGTCGTGTTGGCCTTGTTAAATTCGCGCAGGCGTACAATCTTCTGCGCCACCGGGTGAGTGTGGTTCGCAAGAAATGCTTTTGTAAAGGCTGGCGCATTCGACTTTTCTGTCCTGTTGTAGTTCAACCCAAGGGCGTCGAACGCCTTTGCTATGGATGCAGCGGCCCACGGCTCCACAAGGACGCCGGTCTCTTCCTTTACTTCTTTAAGTAACACATCCTCACGGCGCTTCAGTTCCTTTTGCACATCGTGTGCCTTGTCCACATCGACACGCACACCTTTCGACTTCATGTCGAGCATCAACGGAAGCAGTGCTGTTTCCAACTCGAAGATGCTGTTGACTTCGTCCTTGTCGATGTCAGCCCGCAGCCGGTCCCACAGGCGCAGCGTAACAGCAGCGTCTTGCTCCGCATACTTACCTACGAACGAGGCGTGTAGCTTCCACATCTCCCCCTTCGGATCGACACCGTACATCGATGCCGCAGCCTTCAGCATCTTCTCGTTCTTCCATTCACCGAGGTACTCACCTGCTAGACTGTTCAGGTTGTACCAGCGGCGGTTCTCGTTCAGCAGCGGTGCCGCCACCATGGTGTCGATGACCTTGCCCTGCACCTCGATGCCGGCCCAGCGCAGCCAGCCCAGATCGTACATGGCGTTGTGCATGATCTTCTCGATATGCGGCGTGGCAAGCTGCTTCTTCAACCAGTTGACCACAGTCTTCTCCGGCATGTTGCCGCCACCTTGGTGACGTACCGGGAAGTAGCCAACGAAGTCGCCGGCAGCTACAGCGTAGCCGATTACATACCCATCATTGCGACACCAACCCGGACCTAAGGTCGTCAGGTTCGGGTCACAGGTTTCAAGGTCAATCGCAATTCGGTCACAATTCGTCAGGTCCGGCAGCGATGCTGGCGGATACCACTCCTCTTCGAGGTCGAACAGATCAGCCCTCATCGTTTGAAATCTCCCCTCCCAGTGCGGCGTAGCCTATAATGTCGGTCCACGAATCATCCTTGTGCATGTCCTCGGCAAGACGGGCCAGCTTCAGTCCAACCATCATGGCAACCACTTCGGTCGGCGTAATCTTGTCCAGCAGTTTCTTGCGAAGCAGCACGTTCCAGATCGTAGCAATCCGTTCATGGTTCAGGAGCGCCGGTCCATAGTCTTCGGCCCTCGGTCCATTGATCAGTTCTTCTGCCTGCTTCAGGAAGTGTTCTCTGTTTTTCATAGTTCGAACCTGTGGTTAGAGTGTGACTCGACAAGGTGAAGCTGTTTGCGGGCACGAGTCATGCCCACATAGAAGGTGCGGATCTCACCTTCGGTGTCTTCGGCTCTTGTTATGACAGGGCTGGACTCAAGTAGGAGGAGGACGTTGTCTGCCTCCCCACCCTTCGCCTTGTGGATCGTCGAGATCCGAATCCTCGGCTTGCCCGACAAGATAGACTCGCCCATCCGACGTACAGAAGTAATGTAGATCCGCTCCTGTTCCGACACACGGATCACTTCGTACCACGGTGTCTCGGCAGTCGCGCTGAACTCGCACAGGTTCTGTAAATCGATGAGGTTGTAGGTTGCTTCGGGGTCGAGGTTTGTGAGTTTGCGTCGGCCAGATTTGGTGATGACCGTTGACTGGATAAGTTTGGAGAAGCTCTTCAAGTCCGCCGGGGACACAAACTGATTTTTGCATAGTCGCAACCACACCTCGATGCCGTTCAGAACATTTGGGGAGATGGACCAGCCTGGCCCCTCGCGCCAGAACAGGTAGCCCTGTTCCTTGAGGGTGTTCGCAACCTTGTTCGCGATGTTATTAGTGCGGGCAAGAATCAACCATTCGCCAGTTCGCAGGTCCACATCGAGGATATCATGATGCCATACGACAGCACCACCTTCTTCGACCGGGGACCAAACTTTTTGCTGCCGAACGGCTAGGCGTTTTGCCACACTGTCCGCCAGCCCATGCACCTGCGAGGGCAGACGGTAGGATTTATCGAGGATGATCTTGTCGTCCGATGCAGTCAGGAAGTCGTTGACGTTCACACCCATCCACGAATAGATGCACTGATCGTCGTCGCCGGCAAAGTATATACGCTTGGCGCACGGCTTTATCACTTCATGCACCATACGCCACTGGAGTGGCACTAAGTCTTGAGCTTCATCCACAATCAGCACGTCGAGCAGCGGACAGTTACCCTGCATCACAAACTGTTCGATCATGTCCACGAAGTCCACCTTGTCGGTCATCTTCTTGTAGTCACGGATTACCTGATCCATGACTTTCAGTTGCTGGAAGTGCAGCCTGTAGTCTGTGTTCTTTTCGTTGAACATCTCTTCCATTGACTTGCCAGTCACCCGAGCAAGTTGAAGTATGCCGTGGTATTGATCACCCTTGGACTGACCAGCCGAGAACAAGATACCGTCGTCCATGCGGACAGAAGCAGACGAGAGCATGGGCAGACCCAGCAACTCACCGACCTTGTTGTAGTCCGCACCCTTCATGACCTTCTGACCACTGAGGCCAAGGTTCTGGAACGCGAAGGAGTGCAGCGTACGGAACCAGATCATCTGCTGCTCGTTGATGCCCAGCTTCTCCGTGGCGCGATCCCGTGCTTCCTGTGCAGCCTTCTTGCTGAAGGACACGAAAGCA